TTCACAGATTGATACAACATCATTTACTACTGCAAGAAATATTTGCGATACTGAAGTTACAGTAGGAGATAAAACACAAAAGAAATATACCTGTAATGGTATTTTAAATACTAATAATAAAGCCTTAGATAATATTGAAAAACTTCTTACATCTTGTAGAGGTTCTTTAGTATTTTCAGGCGGTAAATATAAATTACTTATTGATGATACAGGTACAGCAGTACAAACTTTTGATGAAGATAATATTGTAGGTGCTTTTGAATTAGCTTTAGGTGGTAAAGAATATAAAGCCAATAAAATCAGAGCAAATTTCTTTAATAAGAATCGTGATATGCAAGGTGATTTTGCCATTGTAGAAAGTTCAACATTTAAAACAGAAGATAATGGTTTAAGTCTAGAAAGAGCAATAGAACTTCCTTTTACAGACCAAATGGAAAGGGCGCAAATGATTTCTACAATCAATATGAAACAATCAAGGCAATCATTGGTCTTTAAATTTACATCAACCATTGTTGGACTAAGAGCAGAAATAGGAGATGTAGTTTTTATTTCTTTGGAATCTTTAGGCTGGAATACGCTTAATTCTAATCAGGGCAAGAAGTTTAAGATTATGAAACTTGCTATAAAAAATAATGATGAAGTGGATATTACTGCAAGAGAATACGATGATGATGTTTATAACTTTGGCTTAATACAAGCAGAAGATACTTCACCAAATACAAACTTGCCTAATTTTTCATCTGTAGATAAACCAACAATATCTACACCTTCAGAGGAATTGATAGCAATACCACCAACACTATTTAACAGGGTAACTATTAATTGGACTCAACCAAATAAATCTTCTGTTGAATCTTATGAAATAGGCATCAACAGATTGAACTCAGTACGTTTTGCAAATAAAGCTAGTTATGATTTTGAAGGTAGAAGTGTAACCGAAAGTTTTACTATTGATAAATTAGAAGAAGGTCAATACTTTGTTGCTGTAAGAGCAAAAAACAGACTAGGAGTTTATTCTGATTTTGCTACAGAAATATTTGAGGTAAAAAACTTTTCTACTTTACCAGCAGTAAATACACCAGCAATAAATTTTGTAACAGAAGAACTATTTACTACGACACAAGGCTCAGGTGTAAAAGCAAAAGCCATATTAACCTTTGGCACTTCAGTCAATACAGAATGGGAAGATTTAGGAGTAACCATTGACCATTATGATATAGAATTTAAAAAATCAACTGAAGCATCTTTTCAAGGTGCTGGAACATCGCAAGGAACTAATTTTGAATTTTTTGATATTGAACCAGCATTGTATGAATTTAGAGTAAGAGCAGTAAATACTGTTGGTGTAGCATCAGAATTTTCATCTACTACTCAAAGAATCTATGGACTTACCGCAGTGCCATCAGATGTAAGTAATTTATTTTTGAGAGCAGATTCTAATACTGCGACTTTAAGTTGGACACCTACAACTGACTTGGATGTAAAGATTGGCGGTTTTTATGAGATTAGACATAATTCATTAACATCAGGTGCAGTTTGGGCGCAATCAACACAAATAGGAGAAGCTGTATCAGGTATTGCAAATTCAACAGAAGTACCATTGTTAGTTGGTACTTATCTAATTAAAGCGGTTGATTCTACAGGTGTTAAATCTACCAATGCGACAACAGTAGTAAATACAGTTACACCTGATTTATTTCAATCATTACAATTTTTGACAAGAACAGAAAATCCATCTTTTGCTGGAACTAAATCAAATATGGTAGTAACTGACGATAATACTCTGAAATTAGAAGCAGATACTTTGTTTGATTCATTGGGATTGATTGATGAAGTGGGATTAATTGATGCGGCTGGTGGTGTAGATTTATCAGGCAGTTATGATTTTGCAAATGTTATTGACACAGGTATTGCGGCGGCTTCTTATCGATTGACTTCTGCATTTGCTTTTACGACTAATTCAACATCAGACTTTATAGATACTCGTTCAGGTAATGTCGATAGTTACGAATCTTTTGATTTGAATACTTATGATGATGTAGAAGTACAATTGCAAATAGCAACAACCAATGATGACCCAAGTGGTTCACCGACATTTAGTGATTTCCAAAACTTTAGAATAGGTAATTACTTTGGTCGTGCTTTTAAATTTAGATTACAAGTAACATCAGGCGATGTAACACACCAAGTTTATATCACATCATTGTCTGCAACTTTAGAAGCGTTCCAAAAATTTGATACACAACAATTAACATCAAGCACAAGTTCATTGGGTGTCACTTTTGGTGAAGGATTTTTAGTTACTCCTAAAATTGCTGTTACTGCACAGAACATGGCAAGTGGAGATTTTTATGAAATAACAAGTGTGTCTAGCACAGGTTTTACAATTACTTTCAAGAACAGTAGTGGTACAATTGTCGCTAGAACATTTGACTATATAGCAAGAGGTTTTTAATGGCTCAACACGATTACGATATAGCTAACCAATCAGGTGCAAACTTTAGAGCAGACTTAAATAATGCCCTAGATGCTATTGTATCTAACAATTCAGGTTCATCAGAACCATCTACTACATTTGCTTATGAATGGTGGGTAGATACAACAAACAATTTATTAAAGCTAAGAAATTCTGCAAACAATGCTTGGATTACTTTACCTTTATCAATCACCGCAGATAATTCAACATCAGGTGGTTTGACAGTAAATGGTAATCTTGCAACTACAGGAACAGTAGATATAAATGGACAAGAATTAATTTTAGATGCTGATGCAGATACATCTATTACAGCAGACACCGATGACCAAATAGATTTTAGAGTTGGTGCTACTGATGTAATGACTCTAACCAATAGTCATTTAGTTTTAAAAGGCACAACACCAAAAATAACTATTGGAGATGGCGGTGAAGAAGATACTGCATTAATATTTGATGGTAATGCACAAGATTTTTATATCGGTTTAGATGATTCTGCTGATGATTTAATTATTGGTAAAGGCTCTACTGTAGGTACAACACCAGCAATAATCATTGATGAAAATTTAAAAGTTGGTATTGGTACAGCACCAAGCAGTATATTACACACAAGAACACAAGAAACTACTGCGAATCATAATGCTGGTGGTGGTTTTCATCTTACAAGTAATGCAACAGCTGGTAGTAGAAGGGCGGAAATGTATTTAGATGCAGACAATGGTAATTTCAGCACAAGTTCTGATGGTGCTTACGCTTATCTACAAAAAGTAGGTGGTGGTGGTAATTTTAATATTATAAATCAGGATTCTGCTGATACAGCTTTTCAACAAGGTGGCTCAGAAAAAATGAGAATTACTTCTTCAGGTTTCATCGGCATGGGAACTACCAATCCTTTATCGGAGTTACACATCAGCGATTCTGGTGATTGTGGAATTATGCTACAAAGTACAAACTGCAACACCGATAAAGAAATATTTCAAATTATTGTTGGTGCAAATGCATCTAATGAAGCAGAATTGATTTTTAGAACTAGGGCTAATGCTGGTACAGGTGGTAGTGAATTTATGCGACTAGATTCTTCTGGTAATCTTTTAATAGGTGGAACTTCTAGTAATATTAATAGTTTAGACGGGGTCATGCTTAGAAAAAGTGGTAGCCATGGACAAATATTCTGTTCAGGAGATGCTTCTACAAGTGTTGAAACATATTATGTTTACGACAATACTAATAGTGAGTATGAATTTTTTGTTAGTTATCATGGCACTGTTTATTATCGTACTCTTTCACAATTATCTGATGAAAGAAAAAAAGACAATATAGCAGACATAACTCTCGGTTTAGATGCAATAAAAGAATTAAGACCAGTTAGCTTTGATTGGAAAAATAATAAAGGAAATAACCAACTTGGTTTTATTGCTCAAGAAGTTGAAAGTACATCTTTAAAACAACTTGTAGGCACTTATAAAGATAAGAACATAGAAGATTGTAAAAGTCTAAATAAAGACGGAATGATACCTGTATTAGTAAAAGCAATCCAAGAACAACAAGACATTATCGAAGATTTAAAATCAAGAATAGAAACACTAGAGGGATAAAATGGCAATTAATTATACTTGGGATTGTAAAACTGTAGATGTAAAAACCATTGATGGTAATGAAGATACTATATTTAATGTGCATTGGCGATTAACAGGAACAGACGATACTAATACTGTAAGCGATGGATTTGATGGAACTGTAAATGCTTCTGCTACAGTATATGGCACACAAGATTTAGATACTTCTGATTTATCAAGCTTCATCGCTTTGACAGATTTAACTGCAAGTGACGTACAAGGTTGGGTTGAATCTGCTATGGGAGAAGATAAAGTTACAGAATTAAAAAATGGTCTTGCTGGTAGCATTTCTAAATTAGTTACACCAACACAAGAAACAAAAACAATAGGAGAATAATATGTCAGATATACAAATTAGAAACGATAATGGTGAGGTTGAAGAATATAACAAAGAAGATATGAGCGATGAACAAAGAAGTTTATTTGATGATGTCTTAGCCTTGCAACAAAGATGTATTGAGATTGAACCAATGGCTAGAGAATTTGCCGATAAAAAGCAATTGGTTGATTTAAAATCTAAGTCATTATTAGAAAGCCTTAGAGGTATAGAAAATGCCGAGAAAGAAAGCGACAGCGAAACCAAGACCATCGACTAAAAAGCCAACTGTTGAACAAGTATCAAATGCTTTGGATAGGCATGAAAGAGTTTGCGAACAGAAATGGAAGGAAAACTTTCGCAGATTAGATTCTATTGAATCGGATATAAATACTACCAATAAAAGATTATGGCAGATAGCTGGTATTGTTATCGGTCTATTATCTTCCCTAGTGATAAATGCCTTCTTCATGTGAAATGAACATTGAAGAATATTATGTTGAAATCTCAATATTTATAGCAAGTGTTTTAGGCGGACTTGCTCTTAAAGATTATTCAGTATCTTTTATCAAAGGTCTTAAATTTAAACTAAACTCACAATTTAACGAAGGCGATAAGGTCTTATTAGATGGCGAACAAGCCATGATAATTAAAATAGGCATGGGAACTACTGTCTTTGGTGTTTATGGTCGTGATGGCTACACATGGCGTTATATCAGCAATACTAAGATAGAATCCCTTAAATTAGAAAAGATAGTTGATAAAGACTTACATCAAGATTCAGCTTATGAAAAGCGACAAAAACTAAAAAACATATTAGAGGGCAAAGAAGATGATTGATAAATTTTTTAAACCAATAAGCGATTTAATCGGTAAAGCCATACCTGATAAAACTAAGCGTATGGAATTGGAAGCAAGTATCAAATCGCAAATGATAGACTTGCAAAAATCACAAAATGAAATAAATCTAGCACAAGCAAAACATGGTTCTATATTTGTAGCTGGTGCAAGACCAGCAATCATGTGGATATGTGCATTGGGATTAGCATGGGCATATTTTTTAGCACCGATACTTAATT